GATAACGGGTGTGTACAACAACGAACCCAACGTGGTTGAAATAATGCAGTCGATTCAGGCGCACGCAGAAGAGGTGGCTGGAGGCGCTGCTGTCACCTTGGAAGGCGTGTCTCCGAAAGAGGCAGCGAGTTTCAAGTTGCACACTGAAGGGGATGTCATCTACTCCCTAGAGGAAATGAAGCGCAATGTTCGGAAGGACACAGAGGGCAAAGGGGCAAGGGCTTTGGGCAAGATGCTATCAGCCGTGAACCTGCTGCCGAAGAAAGGGTACTACGACAACCTGAAGAAGGTTGAAGAGCTAGAGGACAAAATCCCAGAGATAGTCGAATCGTTAAAGAGGGTGGAAGAAAAGCTCATCATGCACAAGCACTTGCAGTCTACTGAAGGCAAGGACTCAGAGCGAACAAAGAACGCGGATGCCCAGCTTAAAAAAGAGAGGGCTAACCTCAACAAGTTGCGTGACGAATTGTGGACAGACGAAATTAACACAGCGTACGACACGGCTATCTCCGTACGAAGAGATGCAATGGAGTCAGTGCTTGGAGTGCCGCTGAAACTGCCAAAAGGCAAGGCGTTCATCCGTGGTCTTCCTCGCAAAAACCAATTGCGCAATATGCCTTTCTTGGCAAGACTTAACTCGTATGCGCAATCAATACTAGGGATAGTAGACGAAAGCAATACCCCAGAGTTTGTTGAAAAAGTTATGGCAAACTCTCTTGTCGAAGAGTTAATCTGGGCTTCTAAACATGACCCAGACTTTGGGCAGAACTGGTACAAGGACAAGATAGATGGGATGTGGCGGTACGTAGGGAAGCTAGAGCCTACACTGTTAGACAGGGACACTGAGCAGGGCATCCACTTCTCTTTGTTGGTTTCGATTCTGTCAGATGGTGAGAAGGTCAAGAATAACCTTCGCATTTCGTTGGGTGTGTACAGACATTACAACAGAACAGGCACATACAAAACGGGTACGAAACTCAGGTCGGCAGATTACGGGAAGCTTGAAGCATTACGAGATTACTTTGGTAGCTGGAAAGAAGTCGATGCTTGGTTGCAAAAGAAGTCAACGGTTGGTGAGATAAACGCTGAAATTGCGGAGATGGCAAAAGTAGACAAGCGTTTTGAGAAGATGCAAATAAAAGGCGAGGCAGTTGATGCGACAGGCTGGAACGCCTACATCCTTGGTCCAAAGTTGGGTGCGTTCTATCTGAACAGCAGGGGTAACTACGAACCACTAACGCAAGATGTTTGGTTTACACGAACAATTTATCGACTGATGGGTCTGATGACGGAGCAGGAATCCCCGACTGATAGGAACAACATAACAAAGTTGACAGAGTTGGTATCTCTTATCGAAGATGGCAAACCCCTGTCAACAGAAACAGGTTCTGTTTTTGGTCCGAAGAAAAGGGAAGCTATTGGACAGGCGCTCGCTGGCATTACGAAAAGCGACTGGGGAACAGACGCTGTCGCTGGCTTCCACCCAAGTATGCTTGAAGATGTTAAAACTTTGGAGGCGTGGGTTGACACAACAGAAGCCAAAATGAAAAAGGCGGGATACCCGCACTCCGAGGTTAGTGCAACAAAAGAGTTTCGTGCAAAGGTGGAAGCAGGGAAAGCGAAGTACATTCCACATAGCCAAAAGGTGTTTCAGCTTATAGCGAACAGCTTCAAGAAATCAGGCTCTAAAGGACAGGAAGACGCAAGAACTACTGCTTCGAGAAAGCGTGCGAGAAGGGTTGTCCGTGAAGCGATAGAGATATACAAGCGAAGAACCAAGAAGACAGACATAAACAATGCATCTGCGCAGGCGATGCTTTGGTACATGGAAAAAGAGTTGTTCTCAATCTACACAGGTTCAGAGACACCGTTCGGTCAAGACTATGAAACTGCTGCGAAGGCTCTGCACGACGAGGAAGTGCTCGGTCGTACGTCCTCTCCAATGGAAGCACGACGGATAGAGACAACTACGCCAGAGTTTAAGAGATGGTTTGGTGACAGTAAGATTGTGGACGAGAACGGTGACCCGCTGATTGTTTATCACGGGACAAAACACGCTTTTGAAAAGTTCAAGAAGCTGAGAAGAAGGGTTAGAAAGAAGGGGACAGGAGAGCTTGTCCCTGCACATTGGTTTGCACAGGACCCGTCTACAGCGGGGGGTTACGCCACAGCGATAGATAGTTGGAAGGGCTGGGACTACAAGCCTACACTAGAAGAAGTGTCTGGTGGAAGGGTCGCACCCGTATATCTTTCTATTAGAAATCCCTATGTCATAAGTCTACGTGACTGGTCTGATATGGATGAGCTGGATTTTTTGGACTTTCCAACACGAGAGGAGCTCATGGAATATGGGAAGACATGGGAAGAGGTTCTTTCGCTTGATGGTTTTGATGGTCTAATTATTGAGGACGCAGAGGGCAACTCGGCTTACGGAGCCTTCTTTCCCGAACAAATTATCTCCTCAATTACAATGGAAGCACGGGAGCTGAAGAAGGAAGACACATACTTGGGTCGTCCAAAGACTGGCATATACCAAGAGATAGATGGCGTGTTCCCGCAACTCTTCTACAAAGAGAACCTTGGACCTGCGTCACTGTATCCAAAGATTGTCAACGTGTTGGCTGCGATACGCCAGCCCAAGATGAAGGGCAATGAACTTAGGAAGTATCTCTCTGGCAAGGGCATCACCAAGGACGAGATGTTCTTTACAGGCATCGACGAGTTCATCGAAGAGCAAGGCGACGCGAGCATTGCAATAGAAGATGTTCAAGCTGCTGTTCAAGTGATTGAGTTGACTGAGGAAACTAGCGCTGGTGGCGAGGCTGTTTACGAAGAATATGTGCCTCCTTACTTTAAGAAAACCAGTGTCGCCAATGTTACACGCATTGGGATGGATGGCTACAGAGAGATAGTTCTACGATGGGTTCCGAAGGAGGGGCAACTGACTACAACTGATGAAACAGTGATTCAACAAAACCCGTCCGCAGCTCACAGTGTCCGACAGCTGATGTTTTTAATTCCAGAGGGCAGACACATTTTGGATTTGCTGGCTGACATGGCTTCCTTTAGAATTGATGAGAGTCAACCTTTGCGTGGTATATCAGATTCAACCATAGCTCATTTGTACTTGCTGGCGAATATAGAAAAGTACGACCTCTCAACGCCTATCGAAGAAGCGGACACACACCAGTCAGGGGAAGAGACAGTAGACGCTATGATTGAGGGGATACGGTATCAGATTGCCGAAGATGCCAAGGGGATGACACAAGCGGAAGCAAAAGCATACGTAACTGACTTATTCAATAAGGTAGGCGAGAACATAGTTGAAGGAGTATACCCAAGCGTCGATGACGTTTATGGCATTCACACTCTTCTGACTCGGACTCTAACACCCGCAGAAATCCGTCTCAGAGCACACGCATTTAAGTCTTTTGAGAAAGTAACAGGGGTGGCTCTGACTACACAAAATAACGATGCAGTTTTACGATACTGGCGTAATCTGCCAAACGAAGTTTTTATGGGCAATCCAACAGAGGAAGCGGCACTCTCCATCGCGAGGGGTGCTCTTACAAAGAAAGAAGCGGAGATATTCCAGTCACCTCACTGGTGGGGCGAAGCTGGCAAGGGCAACATTGCACACATCCGTGCAGGAACGTGGACTAATCCAGCCGATAAAAAGAAATATCTATTCGTCATAGAAGTCCAGAGCGATTGGGCAAACAGAGCCCTTGGCGAGGGAGGTTTCCAAACAGGCGAAGTAATTCCAGAAGAATTGCTTGGTGACGCACCTGTTCCAAAGGACAGGTTTAAACTTGTTCCAGAGCAAGAGGGTCTGACTGAGCCGATGCGAGAAGGGCAAGTGAAACGTCGAATGGAATCTGGAGTATTGTATGAGTACACATCTCCAGATGGAGTAGTTGAGGAGTTCACCATATCGAGCAGTACTCATCGTCAGTATCTAGAAAAAGAGTACGTGGATGGGATATTGAACATCGACACCTCATGGGATTTGTTCAAGCATAAGAAAGTTTTAGAATCTAAAAGAACGCCTCGTGCACCGTTCGTCTCTACTCCAGCTGGCAAAGTGTCCGATGCTTGGATGGGAGTTGCGCTCAAGCGTATACTCGCAGAGGCAGCATCGGAAGGCTTAGATGGAGTTGTCATAACAACCAAGGACTTCGCTAACACTACTCGTGGCATACAACTGGGCGAGGACTACGTTGGATACAGCAAGATGGCGACCATGCTCCGCAAGATTGGCAAGAAGGTAGACCCAGATGCTACGTTTATAGCAGATGTTGGTGATACGGTAATGCTAGACGAAGAGTCAGGCTTATACATTGATAGAACGACAGCAGAGGTGGTGGAAGTCGAAAGCGAGTGGGGCGAAACAATTCTACCCCCAAGCGGTGCAGCACTTCAAATCACAGACAAGATGCGTGATGCAGTGGCTCAAGGTATGCCGATGTTTGGCAACACCACAATGGAAGCACGTCGCGACTTAGGTATACGAATGAACGAGACTTCGTCCAAGTTGCGTATCGGTGGCGGTTGGGATGCTGTACTGAAGACCCCAAGTGTTTTATTACAACTGAAGACTGGAGAAGCTGTAGTACGCGTCGAGCAAGACAAGACCAAAGAATACTGGGCTTTGATAGATATAGCCACCGATAACATTCTTGCTACATTCAATACCGAGAAACAAGCAACCGATGCAGCGGCAGAACACTACGAGAAAGTTCGGAAGATATGGCTTGCTGATGTTTCAAAACAAAACTCCATGCACACTGTTCTGGCTGACGTGATTGACACCCTACCCATACAAGAGTATGTCGAAGCAGGCAAACTTACTTGGTTACGAGGATACTGGGACGAGGAACTTGACCCACTTGTTCGGGACTATGTGCACTCGCTAGAGCGTGCATACAACGAATGGTATATTAAAGACCAGCAGAAGAAGGCAGAACAACCGCCCGTAGAAGGGATGGTGCCAACCTTCGCTATGGAAGAAGAAGCAACGTGGGAAGTTCCAGATAATCCGTGGCGTGAAGTTGCAGAGCTGTTCGAGGATGGACCAAACAGAGACGCTACTCCTATCATGACATTGCTTAAACTTGGTCGCAAGATTAGGTTTATGTACGAGAACCTTTCAGATACTATGACTATCTCAGCGCAAGAAGTGTTGGCAGATAGAGCTGGCTTTACTTTAGCAAGCCTAGCGAGGATTGTTTTTAGACCAAGTTTCTTAGAGAGCGTGGGTGAAGCAGACCCAATGCTTCCTGAAGTGGACATGGAATATCTGGAAGAAGCTGCTCGTCGTGCAGAGGGTCAAGAAGACCGCAGACTCGTGCTAAAACCTTCTCGAACATTTCTTGGATTTAACGTACCCGATACAGGCGTTGCTCTACCTATGAGAGTAGACAAGGACGTGAACCCGTACGCCCCGATGGAAGCATTCCAAAAAGCATCTCGGACTATGTTTGATAGTCCAGACGTGGACATAACCAAAACAGGTGACCAGCTGTGGGAAGACACACTGGGATTCAGTTACGAAGATAGACCAAAGAGCATGAAGGTAGACTCTGTGCTAGTAGAAGGTTGGGATATACCTAATGTTGAAGCCAATGCTGCTTGGCTAGTAAGGTATCGCAAGGGTGGCAAGCACGTAGGCACTATCTTGCACCTCACTCCAGCTGGTGGATTCCGTAACGCACAGACAGTGGAAGCAAAAACATACAAGAAGTTGAGTGAGAATGTTCTTGATATAGTCCGAGACATATCGTTCCCTCTCACTCAGGAGGAAGCAGCTGGTTTAACCTACGGAGAAATCTTCAACCAAGACACACAGATGCACGCTCGTCGTCTTGACGGTAGTAAGCGAATGGTGTCTATAACAGGAGTACAGCCAAGCAAGTTAATGGACTTGGTAGAGATGGGCAGGATACCTATGCCATCTATCGCAACAGTAGACACGGAAAGAAGATTGCCGTTTTTTAGAAATTGGAGTTTCGGGGACGTGTTTTTAGTGTGGGACCCAGACGCAGTGCGACCTGAGACAGGCGAGCCTACTTATGCGGGTGACGCTTACTCAGTCAGAACACCACAACTGATACAGCGTGGTGGTGAGACTGTGTTTGAGGATGAGGGAGATTATGTCAGTGCGTTGGCATACAACATACTTGAATATAAGCATCGCAAACAGGCAGAGCGTGGAGGCGTACGCGGTTCGGAAGTATCACCTAAAGCCAGTGGCATAGCGGCTGGACTTGTTCGGAGTACTGTACTAGACAAAGTGACTACTACAGAACAAATGAGAGAGGAGCTCTCCAAGAGGCAGCCAAAAGAACACGACACTGGAGAATTGTCAGACACATTCGCTAGGCATCGAGGGATGTGGAGAGAAGCCGTGCGGTTGTTTGGGTATTACCCAGACAGAGAAAGCGCAAGGAGAGGGAGGCTACAATTAGAACTCTACAGCGCAGTTAGAGACTTCTTTAGTAGTAATCCAAAACCCGAAGGTGTCTCTTACGACGAGTACTTGTCTCAACCCAAAACGGAGGAAGCGTTTATCGAGTCTGTTGGTGTATCCCTTGACTTGGAGAGGATTAGTGCATCGCTTGCAAAACGACGCGGAGTCAAAGAGGGTGGATTCAAGAGTACGGACATTTTGTATAATCTCCTAAACTTACTGAAGGATATGTCAGCGAGTCAGGTAGCCTACTTTGAAACCAAGCCCCAGAGAACACTGCCGTTTGGCAAGGGCGGGGTTGTGGGTGTTTTGATTCCAGCTTCTACATCTCATGACATGAGTCTGATAGGGCTGGAACAAGAAAGTAGTGTGTTAGAGAACTTGCAAGAGATGGGCGTGAACGTCCGTCGGTATCAAAATGAAAGCGTGAACGTAGGCAATGTGAGTTTAGGTATGCAAGGACACTTAAACTTTGTGCAGGACAGCTTTGTTTCAGCATTGGACAGTTTAGAAGACGATGTTATGTACGCACGCAAGTTGCCTGCTGACAGAACGTCTATCCTGAACAGCCCAGCAATGGGAATGATAATGCGAGACGAGTTCGAGCGACGAGGCTTAACTCCAGCAGAGCAGACACCATTCCAAGCAGGGTTCAGAGCAGGTGGTAGAGCAACAAAGAAGCTCCAAGCGGTGCGTGACAAGGAAGAGCGTAAGTACGCTATAGAGACGGAGCGTGAACGTGCACGAGCTAGAGAGGCTCAGAAGCTACGCAACCAGAGGGAGCTCTTAGAGAGGCGTATAGAGCGTGTGAAACGCAAGGCTGCCGACGCGGAGATACTGAGAGAGTCTGCTATAACGATAGTCAAGTTGCTGTCCAAGAAAGACCGTGGTGACTTGGCGGTTAGACTTGCTAGAGTCACGACTCCGAAACGTCTTTCCGAGCTGGCGGAACGTGCGGTTGAACTCGCGGCTACATCAGAATACAAAGAGAGTGTGCGGAGGCTACGCAAGCTAAAGACACGATTTAATAAGCGCAAGCTAGGGATGACGAACAATGTCAAGGCAGAGGTTCTTGGGTTGATTGCTACGGCTGAAGCCCAAGCGTACCAAAGCGGCACAAAGAAGATGTTGCCAGCGAAGGGCGAGAAACTCTCACCATCGGATGCTGTCAGCAGGGCGAGTGAAATACACGACAAACTAGATAAAGCTGTTGAGCTTGTCAAGGAAGCGACACTCGAATACAGGGCTTCAAGAGAAGACCGTAAGGGTCGTCTCGGAACTCTTGCAGTCGGTTTAATAGATGCGCTTCGTGCTCATAAAGAACTACCACAGGATAGACGTGGCAAACACTATAACCGTAAGTCTAAGGCTTGGTTCAGAAGAAGCCGCACCACATTAAGTATGATTGAGCTAGTTACTCAACACGCTCCAGTGGAAGTGCAGCAAGCTCTTGCGGAGTTGCTCCACTACGACCTAGCCGATGCCGAGTCTGACCACTTGAGCGAAGTGCGGGATGTGCTCAAGGCACTAGACACACTGGCGAAAAACGCTGGGTATAAAAGCCTAGATGCAATGATGGATGTTGTTGGTACAACCGACATTGAGGCTGTGACTGAAACAGTTAGGGTGCAACTGGGAGATGAGTTGACGACCATTACCCTAGACGGTCTAATGAAAATAGCTGCGATGGACGAGGAGACTGTCTCTATGATAGTCGATGAGGTAGATGACACGGGAGCTGTTGTCAAGTCAGGAACTGGAATACAGTTTGAAGCTGGCGACATGGTAGAACCCATACTAGGAATAACGAGAGCTCAGTGGGAGCAGGCAGTTGCTCAGTTACCGAAAGAGTTGCAAGATTTTGTGAGGGCAGCAAAAGCAATTCGGGAGGCACTTCGTGCACCTGCGTTCAAGGCGTACTACCAGATACATGGGACAGAGCCAAAAGCAGTAGATGGGTACGAGCCACGTAAAAGGGAGAGGACACCACAGCAAGCCGCAGAAAGACTTGATGTCGAAGCAATGACCGCTGGCTTCATTGATGACGCAGGGTTTACCAAGGGTCGGACTGGGGGCGGTCAAGCCGTCAAGATTGGCGGGTTTGTTGCAGACTTCCTTACATCAACAGAGGCGCTGAGTAAACTTGCACACATGGCAGTTCCGCTTCGTGATGCAGTGGCAGTCCTTGGTCAACGAGAAGTACAAGATGCTATCAATACGCACATGGGTGCAGAGTTTGGTAAAGACCTAGAGAACCGATTGATGCACGCGGCGGGAATGATACAGCGTCTTCCACGCGGGTTCCTTATGAAAATATCAAGCAACTTGGCGAGAGCGTTTTTAACCTTATCGCCCAGAACTTGGGGCAGGGTACTCTTTGGAGGCGTGTCTAATCTTGCCATACAGATGAACCCTAGTGATTTAGCTGTTGGTGTTGCATCTCTTGTCAATGTTAAGACAAACTTGCAAGAGGCTTGGACTAATGGATACCTGTTTGCACGTTCTCGTTCGGGTGCTATGCGTAGGCAAACACAAGAAGCTGAACAAACAGTTGGCAGGATAGCAGACCAAGATGCGCTGATGTCATCCGTTGTGAAGATGTCCAAATCTCTTGCACGCGCTGCTCAATATTTAATTCAGGGAGACATCCGTGGTTCATGGCGACCAATATCAGATGTCGCCAAAGAAGTGTACCGACTGCCTGATAGTATCCATGTTCTTCAGGCAATGGATAACCTGATAGTTGCTGTTGCGTATGGTGCGTACAAGTCTAAGTATCAGGCTGAAGGGCTGACTGGGGATGCGTTAGTGAGAGCAGCGTCAACAGCAGCCGAGCGTATCACGAGAGAAACACAAAACACTTCCTCTGCACTGGACGCAACTGTATTGGATGCGCAAGACGCTGTTAAAGGTAGTCAGAAGAGAGCGTTCTTCCCATTTGCTAGTGACCCTGTAACGAAAGCAAACGCGCTCTATCGTGCTATCAGGTTTGGCAACGCAAACCAAAGAGCTGTTGCTACAGTTGGTTTTGTTTCCACCATCGCGACAAACATTGGTGTTACCTATGGATATGCGATGCTGCTTAAACTACTTGCTGGAATGTTTGAAGGTGATGAACCTGATTACCACAAAGAACAGATGCGTGCAGTAGTTGAGAGGGCGCACGACAAGAAGGCAGTAGAGCAAAGTATCTCTGGTGCTATTGATGATTTGCTGGGAATGTTTGGTTACGCTGGTATTATTGCGAGCTGGGGATTATCTGCTCTTGAGGGGTATGACGCAGGCAACCCTGCGCTATGGGCGAGTGTGACTGAGGATGTAGCTAGAGATGCTAAGAACCTTTCAGTTGAAGTAGCGAAAGACGAAACTGATGAGGAAAAAGTATGGGATTACATTGCTAGACTTTTAGAGACTGGTCGCATGGGGCTAGGTGACCCGACAGTTATGCCACAAAGAGAGTTCCGAAAGGGTGAAGCGTTGGCTGACCCCACAGTTGAAGATGTGGAGAAAGCGGTACGTGGACTTAAACGACAGTCACCATTGGCTAGGTTGCTGGGCATGGAGGCAGAGGAGTTGTCCCGTGAAGAGGAGAGAGCGTTGACGAGACTACGGGCTAAAGACAAGAGAGACAAGGCACGAGAGGAACGGCTGGCTAATCAGCCGCAGCCGTAAGCACAAGGAGTAGGGGTATGGCGAAAAAGGCAAGGGTCGCATCAATTAGCTGCAGTCACGTACCACATCATTCACAAGGTGCGATAGACAGGTTGCTTGACCTGCTGGCGACACTCAACGACGAGAAACCGTTTACTGATTTCATCCACCAAGGTGACCTCTTTGAAGCGCAGTCTGCCAGCGTGCACCCAGAAGATGCACCAGACCATTCATTGCTGGATGAGTTTCACTCAGCTGCCGAATTGCTAGAGAGCATACGAGAAGTCTTGAGCCCTCGTTGCAAGTTTCATTGGTTGCTAGGTAACCATGATGCGAACATCCAGCAACGTAATCCCAAGCGGATACCAAGAGAACTACGACAACTGTGCGACTGGAACAACGTGCCAGTTGTAAAGAATGAGTTCCGTCGGTGGAATCAAGTTCCATACATTCATGGACAAGAGGCTTGTCTCGAAATTGGACCGCTTATTTATCTGCATGGATTCAAGTGTGGGAATAACAGCGACGAACTAGAGGGACTGGAGATGGCGTACGCTTGTGGCGGCTTCGCTCATCGTTTGATAATTCGTGGTCACACACATCAACCAGCAGATATACGGCAGTGCACGCGGGGTAAGATAAAACTACCTTGGCATGTTTGTAACGTAGGGATGACAGCGTTTGATGAACGACCGACATACATGGAGAGGAAATCGACAGAGAACTGGGGTAGGGGATGTTTAGTAGCAGAGGCAGACCTAACGGGCTGGAAAGAAGGACGGTCTTGGGAAGCGGAATTAGTAAGATTAGACTAGAAGATTTTCTGGGTGAAATTGTCGTAGTGCGGTGGATTGACAGCTGCGAGCCAATGGACAACGCAGAGATAGAGTTGCACGAGTTGCCGCGACCGCAAGACATCGAGCAATACGGGATACTTCTGCGCTATCAGCCAGACCATATCGTAATGGCAGGCGCTGTTAAGGGGGAGGCTGGAACACAAGGCAAGGACACATATGACTACGTCATAGCCATACCAACAGTGTCAATCCTCCACTGGCAACCTCTAACCAAGGATGATGCTTAGCTCAAGCCTTGGGTGCTCTTTGTCGATGGCAAACTGCACGGGCTTGAGCGTAATCTTGTCATCGTCAACAAGTAGTCCACCAATAACTAGACCGTCTATCGCGTACTTCAACTTAGCGATATGATTATCTGGGTCCCGCCTTCGCCTACAGCTGTGATAGTACGTTGCCTGTAACGTCACCTCGTGATACGGCGGGTCTAAGGTTCTGTCAAGGGAGAGGGCGGTTCGCGTAGCCATAGCGGTCGCGCCTTTCAATCGTTTTGAGGCTGCGTGTTTTACTCGCCAATGGCTACGACTATTGGGTGACAGGGGTGCCGCTGGCAGTTCTGTTGTAATAGTTATGTACATAAAATATCAAAAACTTCCACCGCTAGAACGGTATCGTAGTTGTCGAAATATGACTATATCGTGCATAAAACTGCTCATACTGTACATATATGTCAACTTGTGGCTGTCCAACACATTATCTTCGCCCAGTTGTGGGGTTGTTCGGGTGATTGTAGTACCTCTATTCGTGTGATTGTTCCCGTGCAACCCTTACATAACTCTTCCATCAGAAATCCAACACGGACAAATTGCCCGCCATCGAAATCGGCAAAATTTATTTCCTCCTCCTCATATCCCATACGGAGGAAGTGCGATTCACCTTCGATGGTGTAACCCCCATCAACCTTCGTGAATATGCGGTCAGTGCCTTCGCGGTTCTTTGTGATGAACTCAGTTGGTTCTTCTGTTTTACGCTTGTCGAGTTCTTGGGTAGTTTCTTGGGTGGGTGACTCAGGCAACGGCATCCAGTGTGTTATGTCTTCTGCATGCAGATACTTATGTTCTGAACACCACACAGTGTACTGTCCGCACCACCTTGCTACATACACTGGTTCTTTGAGTAATGATTCTTCATGGACGGCGACGAGATACAGCCCCTCGTCTTCTTCTGGCAACCGTTCGGTTACGGGAATCCATTGTTGTTTTTGCATCACTCGTCCTCCTGTGTTTCTTCGGACAATACGCCAATCGCTAGCAGTTGTTGTTCACAGCGTCGCCTTGTGTCTAGGTCAGGCGCTGTCAGGCGCAACCTGTTCACAAAACCTATCAACATCTTTAACTTTTGGTGGTGTGCACCAAGTTTCATTTGGGTATCTGCCTTGTGTATTGAACTGTGTCGGTTAACCTTGTTGAGTTTGGGGTTATGTTGCGCCATCGTCGTCTCCGTATAATTCTACCCACACCGCGGCTCGCAGGAACTTGTCCCAGTTCTCCACATTGCCGTCGTTGGGCTTGCTCAGGACACGACCATACTTGCGCAGAACTGTGATAGTCGCAGTGCGTAGGTCTGCTATGTCTGTCCTCTGTAATTGCTTCAGGTGTGCTCGCTTCTCCGTTACGATATCCTCGGTCTTCTTGTCCGACATATACCAATCGGGCTTCTTGTCGTTGCTGTTCTTGGCTCGCTCGTTGTGTATCTTGTTGTACATGCTCAGGAACCACGGCATCTTCGGGATGGTAGAACTCTTTTGCGTCACGACTGTGGCGACGGTAGCCTCTAGTATGCCCGCATCCTTGTTACGGAACTCCCTACGCCAATCCTCCGTCTGTTCCACAGTTGGTTTGTATTCTGGGTATCGCCCCAGAAAGCGTTCCCAGAACTTTCGGTACTCATCGTTATTCATTGTTCACCTCCCATGATATCATCTAGGATGGTCATTGACTCTGTTGCATCTTCAGTCTGTTGCGTACCCCATGACGCAGGGTCATCCTCCCATACTTCTTCTTCAAGTAGTCGGTGAGGACCTCGTGCGTACTTGCCTGAACCTTGTGGCGATGCGTAGTAGTCCCTGAACGATTGCGTGACAATTTCAATGTCCAGCAGCTGTCGCAGCACTATGCTCTCCCACATCCGCAGGAATCGTTTCCAACCCTGCTTCTTGATTGTCGGAGCCAAGTCGAAGGCAACACGCGCTTCATTCGCGCCCCGCGTCGCGGCTGAGCGAGGGTCAGGTGGAGGGGAATTAGCCGAGGAGGATTCGACATTCCCAAGATTGGGCTCTCCCCCCCACCTTTTCTCTGCTCCCTTCAGTCCAGCGTTGACACGTTTCATGTAAACCTCTTGAGCCTTCTCACGCTCTTCCTCAAGCCTTACGTTTCGACGTTGTCCATCACGACCGATGGGGAACTTTTCTTCTAGCACATCTAGGTATTCATTGACTCCAGCGGTAAGGGACTCCCACACGGAGGTATCCGCAGGGAGCGCTCCCCTATCCCACTGAACTAATAGCAGTCGTATGTAGTGCCCGACAGCTCCAGCGTCCCATCCAAGGGTTGCCACTAGAAAGTCCGATACATACAACGGCATCCAAGCCTTCGCTCGTTTGCTCATGACACACCACCTAGCAGGCATATCGCTGTCTTCAGAGCCTTAGTTCCTATTATTACATATACCCTTGACCAATAAAGCATATACATATTATTCCTCCTTATGTGTTGCTTACTTACTGTTTCGTGATGCGACCCACTCAGCTATTGCTGCCATGTCCCATCGTTTAATTTTGCTACCGCCCATTGATAGGGGCTCAGGGAATCCGTCCTCTTTTATCCACTTGTATATGGTACTTGGAGACTTCACCCGCAGGTAACCCTTCACATCGTCGAGCGTCATGAATATGTGGTTGTGTGCCTCTTCTTTAGAATGGGATTTCGTCATCTGCGACACCACTTGTTTCTGTAACTGGAGCAGGAGCTGGAGTTGGAGCCTCGACTCCCACTGGCTTCGCCTCTTTGATTTTCAAGTACGTTTTACCTTGGTAGTCTTCTTCTTCACACGTTACTTCGCAGCGCGAACCGATTACGGTACACCCCGTTGCTGCGTGCGTGAGGAATATCTTGATGGAGTTCGCATCGTCGGATATACCGAAGCACTTGCCCCATCGTTCCCAGACAAAGTCGGGTGCTTTATCCAGACCAATCCATTCCCGAATCCAGTCCCCGTCATCTGACTTGAAGACCAGTTGGATTGCTCCATCTCCAGCCTTTGTCTTCTTCATTTCGATTGTTACTAATTCTACTATCATCATTTACCTTTCCGATGTTCTATGACATCGTTGATTGAAGCCGCGATTTCAAACGCAGCTGTTTGTTCATCAGATTTTACGCCTGCTGTAAGTACTACCTTCACAGCAACGTCATTGATAAAACTGAGTGTCTCGTTGTCGAACTTCACAAGTTCAAACCGCATGGCAGGAACTCCCCCGATGACTCGAAGAGTTTCGAGCCGTGTCACGAGGGTGTCCCATGCCTTTCCAGCATCTTCTGGATAATCGTCATCCATAAGTATGATAATTTTACCAAATATCATTTCTTTGCCTGTAACAATATTGCAGCCTTTTCGCTACTGATTTCACTTAGCTTTTTTACACCTGCCCAAGCGAGTGTTCGCTTCTCCGCGTCCTGTGGATTATCGGCTTTCGTTATCTTGCTTTTCACAGCCCTAACCTGTGCAGCAGTCGCCCTATTAGGAGACACTGCTTCCTCCGCTGCTTCCTTCACTGCCTCGGCTTCCTCACGAGGTAGGTCCTCTCCCGCGTAGATGTAGTGCCCCAAGCCAAAGTAAGCCATACACTTCACCAAGCAGCGCTTCAGTGCTGTGTTGATAGCGAAGGAGTCAGGGTTTTGAATAGCCTTGTTGTTGTAGTCCGTGACCATAAAATCTTCGGTGTGGCTTTTATCACCAATCCAGAGCGTGACGCGAACCATAGCATTTCCATTGTGGTCGAAAAAGCAGGGGTAACCATCATCATTGGTATGGTTTGTGAATGTCGCTTCTGGGTAATGTTCCATGAGGATGCCCCATGCCCACGACCATGAGAGGTACGTGGCTTTGAAACTTCCACTGCCCTTCACTTCTGTGTACTCATTCACGTTTATGACAGACAGTGTTTGCCATACTGATTTCGGTTTTTTCTTTGTTGTTGTTTTCTTCTTGGCAGTCATAGTGACTCTCCTTTGTTTCCAAGGTCTTCAGTGAGTGCCCATTCGGGCAACGATAGTGTTGTGATAACGTCGGGGTAACCGCTGTACTCATCGAGTAGCGTGGCTTCTGCCCAAAGCGAGAGAGCTTTGTCAACCATCTTGTCACCTTCGATGATAGCGCGTAGGTCAATCCTGTAGGAAGCGATAGCGTATGGCTGAGATGTTTCAATAGCAACGATATAGAACTTCCACCCATCTTTCACAGCTTCAACGCCACTTCGCAAACCAGATACAGCGCGAAGGTAGAATGCCGCTTGGATATGGTATCCAAACTTTGCGACGCTTCGAGCAAATCCATAAGGGCTCGCGTCAACAGTTGTTTTCAAGTCCACCACCTTCTTATCTTCGGGGTGGATAGCATCAACACGAGCCTTGCAGGTCAGGGCTGTTGTCTCATCCTTCCAGAGGAAGCTCTGCTCAGTGTCAGCGAAACCTATCAAGTTCATAGCTTCACGAGAACGCGACATAGAGTTAGCGATGTGCATACAGTGCACCGCTTGCTCGGTAGTAATTATCGCTTTGCCCTTAGACTGTGCGAGGAACTTCTCGTACTCAACTTTGCCTTCCTTCGTTCGACGGTTGATGTCTGGTTGAATTGCTACTTCGTTTTCAAAGTTTTCAGCGTTGAGTAACGTAGAGTGAACAGCTGTGCCTAGTTGCATTGCAGCGGTCGCCTTCTTAGGATTAGACAAGTAGGCAGCCGCGTGTGCAGGTGACCGCAGAACTTCCTTGAGCAGCGATTGATTCACCGCATCAATAGCGAAGTATTCATCTGCTGAAATTGTTGAGCTATGCACTGCTTGCATCTTTGCCTCCTTCTTCGAGTAGAGCCAACGCGTCGGACATCATGCCAACCACGACCTTCTCGTCATTCGACAGTGTTGCAAACATTGCTGCAACTTTCATCAAGTGACAGCGACGTTCGTCAGTGGTCACACTCTCTGTAGCTACAGGGTTTACCACTTTGCGTGCAGCAGCCTTGCGTGACTCTGTCCATTTCGGGCGTGAGCCACTCTTCTTTGTTCGCGGTGCGTTGTTAGAGTTCATACGTGCTGACACCATTCGGGTGTAATGCGTACGTGAAACTTTCGCGAGGTCACGCATATATTTCATGTGCGGAACACTAGCTCCACGAATCCAGCTGCAAGCCGTGACTTGCGTTACTTGGCAGGTCTTCATTATCTGCCGCGATGTGACTTTCTTGTCACGAAGAATAGTACTTACTGTAATCATTGGTTATCTCCTTTTTTAGATTCCTCAGTACTTTTGTTAGTTTGTTCTTTACGTTCTTTCATTATCTTCTCAATCTCGTCTAGTAACCGTCGAGCCTCTGGGGTCAACTCTACTATGTCGCGATGAAACTTGTTAGTTCGTCGATTCATTTCTTGCCTCCATTCAGCATATAAAACTTGCCACATCTCACTTACCTCCTAGTCGTTCTATCCCGTGCTTCAGAAACCAAGCGCTCAGTGGAACTATGCTTGAGCCTTCCACAACGCCAGTTGCATGGTTGAGCAGGGAGAGCTCTTTACGCATGACCTTCAGGTGAACGGGTTGCATCCAACCATTGCGGATGAACTCTTCGCTACCGAGCCGTACTCGTAGTGAACGGAAACCCTTGCGAGGTCCCGCGTCCACGCTGACTACTTTGCCCTGCCGTCGCCCGAAGTATCCTGAGCGACGACCTGCTGCGTCTGCGACAAAGAACGCTACCTCCTTGCCTATTAGTTGTTCGTATTGCTTATTCATAGTTGTTCCTCCAGTATTCGGCATTCGTCTATGATGTCTGATTTCGTGTATGCGTCCATAGCAGGAATATGATTCCCAGAGTCATCTCGACGGTCAACAAGATTTCCATTTATGTCGTTCTGTTGGCAGAACCAAGTCCGTGCTTGTCGGTCGTACCAGTATTGAATCCGTTGGTTGTATTGGTAAACTTTCATCAGTGCCTCCTTTAGGCGTTCGGTTGTGAGCCCGTAAAAGGCGGGGACTGTCAGAGCAACACTCCGCGTGCTGCACTCCTTAGTTGGTGTCTAGGGCATCTGGGAGTTCCGCAGTTCTTTCAGTACTGAAAGCCGTCCGCTATTCCGTCAGACCCCTCCTAGGAGTAGACTTAGTGTCCCCGCCTGTGCGGAGCTCGTTGTGACCAGTCTCATCAGATTGGGTAGGTCAGTTCCCAATGACTCCCCGTAGGGAGTTTCGACTTTTAATAGCAGCGAAGTTGTTCTTTCGTCAGTCCAATTCGTCCAGTAACCACTTGGGTTTCTACGATGTTTAAGTCAATACCCGACTTGAACTCCCCTTCGGTTTGCTTTGTAAATAATCGTTTCATCTCAACTTCTGCTTTGTGGTGGCATTCAAATACGCCATGTATTTTTAGACTTGCCATGGAATCCCAACCATTCTTTTTTGTATTTAGTTCTACTAGTGCGTAATGTTTCAGTTTCATGTGTGCCTCCTTTAGGCGTTCGGTTTTAGTGGCTGTCTCATCAGTACAGGTAGCCAATCCTGTAGACGCTCCGAAGAGCGTTTCGACTTAGTTTCGCGCCTGTGATGCCTCTACACGGAGTCGCATCTCTTCACGCATTTGAAGTTCTTCCAGTTTCTCCATAGCCTCGTACAGGTGTTCCTGCGCCTCGTACAGAAGTTTTTCAGAGTTCTCAGGGTTCGTGTAGATAGCCCCGTCAAAGCTCTCGCCAGTCAGCGTGCGAGTATTCATGGCTTTGATAATTTTAGCCATGTCGTGGAAACGGTTCTCATGTCCACCTTTGCATTCGTATGTGTTTACACCAAGTTCGTTAAGTAGTTCCATTGTGTGCCTCCTTTAGGCTTCGGTTAGTGCCAGCGGAATTGCTGACTTGCGTAGTGTACCATAAAATGTCACAGCGTGCCGTTACGTTTCATTATATTTCGTTACGTTGCAATGATGTACGATGAGCAGGCACTAGATATTGTGGTCAAATTGGGTTTTTGATATGGATAGCCACTACATCTTGTGGTACAAAAAAATGAAAAAAAACTGAAAAAAGATTCTGGGCGAGGGGTGAAATGGAGATAAACATACGCGGTGGCAAGAAGTATCAGAGGGATATTGCCTCTAAGTCTATTGGCTGGTGTCTCAAGCGATTTGGGCTCGACAAGTTGTACAGGCTGAAGATTAACGTGGTTATTGGTTCACTACCAGATTGTGATGGCTACTGCATAAGCATGGACGAGCCAACGAACAGGAGCTTCAAGATAGCGGTCAGTAACCAGCAGGGCTTGAGGGACTTTGTCATGACTATTGTGCATGAGATGGTTCACGTCAAACAGTACGCTCGCAACGAGTGGATGGTCGATGGAGAGCCAGAGGCATGGGGTATTCAAGAGATGCTGGCGGACGAGTTATGGAAGTCTGGTGAGCTGTAATAGCATACCTATAGCAAAGCCATTAGCAAAACGATGGCACACCTATAGCACACCTATTCATTGCGTTTAAATGGACATTTCTATAGCATAGCTATCCGTTTGCTATTAGCAAAACGATAGCAAAAGGTATAGCAAAACGATGGTAATCACAATCACAATCACAATCACAACTACAAGAACAAATACAAGAACAAATTAAATACGATTTTCGTAATTTCTTTTGAAAGATATTCGTTGATGATTGATTCTCTTGTGTTAAAATCCCATTGCCCTTGTAGCTCAGCGGACAGAGCAGCAGCCTTCTAAGCTGTCGGTCACAGGTTCGATTCCTGTCAAGGGTGTTTTTGTTTTGAAGCAGGACACGTACGCGAAACTCGACCAATACATCAGGCTCATTCCTTCGATGGGCAAGGTGGCAGCCATGCGTGAGGCAGGGATTAGCTCTACGGTCGTCTACAGCAATCGGAAGAGCTCTGAGGGGTTTGCAGCAGAAGAAGCTCATGCGTACGCTGAGAGGCTCGACAGGATAGAGCAGGAGATGGAACGCATCGCACTTGGAGAGTCTGACGGGACACCAGTTCAGGTCAACGCTGCCAACATGATACTCAAAGCGAACAGGGGCAACTACCACAACACGACTCACGTCGTTGGCGCTGGTGGTGGAGCAATCCAGATTCAACAGACGATAGACAAGCAGGTCGTGGAAGACGCGGTCAAGCAATTGCAATCACAGATGCTGGCACTACCGCCAGCCGAGGAGCACGACGATGTTATTAGCTGACGGGCTAGACGAAGCAGTCATCGGGTACATAGACAGAATGAACGAGCCGAGGGTGGTCGTGTACGACAGAGAGAAGTGCATCGACATCCTAGCCAAGGACATGAGCAGGGACGAAGCCGAGGAGTACTTCGAGTACAACGTCGCTGGCGCGTACATGGGAGCAGAGACACCAGCATACTTGCACAAAGCAAGCGTCGAGACAATCCATGAACTTGCAGACGCATGACGAGGAAACCATTGAGCTCGCTGTACAACTTCGCCAGATGGCTGTCGGCTCCAATGAAGAACAAGCAACGGTCAAAGAACTATGCAAGGATGACCCCGTCGCCTTTCTTATGGCTGGAGGTTGGACGAAGGTCGTCAAGGAAGTCACAGTCGATGGTACAGAGCGTCCAGCGGAGACAACGTCGCAACCGTTCATCCCTTGGCGCTCACAACGACAAATCCTCAGAGACGTAGCAGAGTGTGTACGAAACGGTCAAGACATAGCGTGGGCGAAGTCGAGGGAGATGGGAGCTTCATGGCTCATGTTATCCTTGTCGCTATGGGGATTCCTATACCATGAGTGGTCAGTACTGCTCTGCTCAAGAACCGAGGACTTGGTAGACAGGGCGGGTGACCTTGACTCCCTATTCCCTCGTATTGATTCGATGGTTGAGAGGTTGCCTTCCTGTCTTCTACCATGCGATAGGAAGGAACTGCTACCGTCAGGTAAGCACCGAAGACACATGGTGCTGACCCATCCCGACGGTCACTCAATCGTGGGTCAATCAACAACAGAGCACATTGGTCGTGGTGGTCGTCGTACGGTTGTCATCTTCGACGAGGCAGCGGCTCAAGAGAAGCTCGAAGCAGCGTGGCGGTCAGCTGCGGATACAACATCATGCAGGATAGCTGTAAGTACTCACCTGACAGGGAGTTACTTCACTCGTAGCATCTGGGCTAACGCAGTAGACTTGAAAGAACCCAAGCCGATACTCACGACGTACGTAGGTCACCCAGCTAAGTCGCTGGGTGGAGAGTGGAGGACTGACAAGGATGGCACAATCACAGGTGAGCCAGCAAGACGTTACTACTGGTCACCGTGGTTCGACAGGCAGTGCAAGCGGCGTGACATGGTGGACATACGTGAGAACGTACTGGCTTTGCCATCGACAGCTGGTAAGGGGTTCTTTCCGCTGGCGAACATAGTACGTTGCAGGGCAGAGGTTTACGCGCCAAGAAGGTGTGATGTAGTCGATGGTCACTTGGTAGATGTGCCCGATGGAAGGTGGCGCATCTTCAGGGAGCCGACTGAGACGAGTAAGCTGGTGATAGCAGCAGACCCTGCGTACGGCACAGGCAGAAACAATTCCGCTGCAGTGATGATGGACGTGGAGAGACGCGAGGTGGTTGCGACATACATTGACCCGCACTGCTCACCGTACGAGCTGAGTCAGTTGATGGCAGAGGCTGGCAGGTCATGGGCAAGGGGCAGGGCACAACTGCTTATTGGCTGGGAAGTTAACGGTGCTGGCGCTGCAATGCACAAGGACTTGGAGCGTTTACGTTACCCAGCGATATGGAAGTCTAAGCGTGGCAGGTATGGCTGGCTCTCTACTCGTCAATCCAAAAGGGAGTTGTTTGGCACACTGGCACGTGCCATAGCAGACGGAACAGTGTGCATACCAGACAAGGAGATACTTGACGAAATGGAGTCAACGGTAGTCTATGACAATGGAGGTATTGGTCCAGCAAGGCTAGAAGTGGATAAATCGTCGGGTGCAGCGGAGGCACATGGGGACAGAGTAGTAGCGATGGCGGTGGCATTATTGATGTGTGAGACATCCTCAGGTCAATCAGATAGGGTAGCAGCTGAAACTGGCTTACCAGATTTCACTGCCAAGTCAATCTTTAAAATGGATGAAGTTTAAAAAAAACCCAAAAAAGTCTTGACAGGCTTTTGTTAGGGTGGTTTAATTACCGACATGGTATAAACAGGAGAAGTATATGGCACAACAAGTAGAACGGGTGAAGCCGACAGAGATATTCCACGGGCAGAACTTAAATATATCGAGCTCCACGGCTACTGCGCTTGGTGGTTCTGGGGACTTAGTAGCGTCAGAGGTGACCATCAAGGCGATGGTGTCGAACGCTGACTCTGTTTACGTCGGGTCTTCCACAGTAAGTGCAGCCAATGGCTTTGAACTACGAGCTGGGCAACAAATAACAATTACGGCGGGTTCGCCCAGCGACTTGTATCTGCTGGCTGCGACAGGCAGTACAGATGATGTATCTTGGATAGCAACGTGAGGGCTCTGCAATGCCAAAGGTAGGAAAAAAGAAGTTCGCATACACACCCAAGGGGAAGAAGGCTGCGAAGAAGTATGCCAAGAAGACTGGCAAGAAGGTCAAGAAAAAGGGCGCCTATTGAACGTCAACACTCTCAACTCCAATAACAATGTGGCGGACTCGGTCGTTACTCCGCCGCGAATGAAGAATATCAATATATGGTTTGATGTGAATTGGTCTAATGTATCCTCAGGAAATGTTACGGAGTTGTATGACCGTTCTGGGAAAGGCAACAATGTGTCCAACGGGGTAACGTCAAAGCAACCTCAGTTTGCGTCGTTATCATCAAAGTTTCGAGGTGGCACAAGGGTTGCGTACTTTGATGACCAAACTTCGAGCGATATGACGCTAGAAAACAATGCGGCAACTTTGACGTCGGTGTTTGGAACTGCGATATCACCACTTATAGACCCAGAGTTTGAGTTTGCCGCAGTTATTGCAGAGCACCCAAGCTCGGCAGGAATCGAGACGTTCTTCGGGATAAACTCCTCGTCGCAAACCGACTCTGTGTATTTCCAGCGACATAACTCTGGCTCTTCTTTTAGGGTTAGAGGGAGCGTGGACAATACCTTTGACACATCGGACAGGATGTTTACAGATGACAAACCGTCTACGTATATCTTTTCTTGCCAGCAGGACGGGGCAGGAGAGATGAACGCTTATGCGTGGATAGAGGGCAACCAGTTAGATTGGGATGATGTAGGAGTTGGTAGCAACTACCCTATGGACCCAAGTACGTTGCGAGGCATGGACGAGATAATCGTGGGGGGCAACAATCTTGGGTCAGGTGCGTGGTATGGATACGTTGCCGAAATGATTTTGTGGAGTGGCAAGCACACAGCGTCGGAGAGGACGCAAACACTGAACTACCTTAGAGACAAGTGGGATTGTAGTTAATGCTTCAATTTACAGAAGAACAAATCAAGGACGAGATAGTCGCAGCACGAGCGTGGCGGGACAAGCACCTTGCGAGTTGGTCTGAGCAAGTAAATCGTTTTGCTGGAGCGTCGTATAAAGACTCATACAGTGGCGCAGCGTTGAACACCTCTGGCGACCCAGAGAACTTCGCGTATTCATACGTTGGGCTAGTGTTACCAAAGCTCGTGTACGATGTGCCGCGAGTAGAGATAGAAGCAGACGACCCAATCATAGACGGGATGACAGCGGAGTTACTGGAGTCGGCGATGAACCGCTGGGCTGTCCGTTCAAGTTTACGCAAGAGTTTGGCGCGAATAGGAACGGATATGTTGTTCATGTGGGGCGTTGCGTTAGTGACACAAGAGCCAGTGAAGAGCCTGCGAAGAGTAGACCCACATCACATGGGAACATCTCCTCGTGTGTATCGCATCTCGCCAGAGCACTTTATATGTGACCCAGCAGCAGATTCATTTGATGATTCTAGATACATGGGGCACACGTATGCGTGTGACAAAGAAGACCTGATTGCAATGGCAGAGGAGGAGGACTTCTATGACCTAGACGCAATCAATGACATTGAGGTGGATTCAGGGACGCAGGACTATATGTTCAAGTTTGGCGAGAAGAGAGAAGTGCCAGCACGAGAGCAAGTACTCATTACAGAGATTTGGGTTGCGGAGCTAGAACTAGAAGACCATCCCAAGGATGGCAAACACAACGGAACAATTTACACGGTGGCAGAAGGCGGTGACGGTGAGGTGAAGATAATTGCTGAACCACGTCCTTACTTCGGTCCACCAACAGGTCCATACACATTGTTCGGTGCATACCCTGTACCGAGCGACCAATTTCCTTTGGGACCATTGACGGCAGCTGACCAACTCATAGGTGAGTTGAATATGCACCTCCGTTCAATGGGAACATCAGCAGCTGCGTACCGACGTATGGTAGCCGTAGACTCGACCGCAACAAAGTTCGCACAAGACATTGCAAACAAACCAGACCTCATGGTAGTACCTGTGGATAACTTGGATAAAGATAAAGTGGTGCAACTTGAGATGGGTGGAGTCACGCAACAACAGATTGGTTACACAGAGCTCACGCAGAACAGGCTTGACCGTTTAACGGGATTGTCAGAAGTTATGCGTGGGAACATTCATGGTGACACAACTGCGACGGAAGTAACCACCGCAGCGTCATCGGCTGGTGTTCGTATTAGCTGGCTACAGCAACAGTTCGCTGAAGCTGTGTCAGAAGTACTATGGAATGTGGGATGGTATCTGTGGCACGACAATCAAATTGAGATGCCGTTAGGTAAAGAGGGTATGAAGATAATGGGTGGCTCAACTGTTAAGTGGAAGGGTGGTCGTAAAGATAGTTACGCTTCCATGTCACTTAGAGTTCAAGCACACTCCATGCAACGGGTTGACGAGGCGCTACAGCAGAAGAGAACTGTGGAGCTTCTTCAACTCGTTATGCAGGTAGGTCAAGCTGCGCCAGCGATGCCGTTTGTAGACTGGGCAAAACTGTTAGAGACAGTTGGTGACAGTTTGAATATGCCTGACCTTGGCAACATTATCAACTTAAAGAAAGCACAACAACCTATGATGCCACCAGAACAGGGTGGCGGTGAAACTGTAAGCCCATCAGCCGACTTAGGCGGTGCAATATCGGGCGCGATGAGAGGGGTGGGCGCGGGTAGTCCTAGAGGAAGGGCTATACGATGATATACGAGTTTGAAAACATAGCGACAGGGGAGAAGAGGGAGTTCCATTATCAGATGGAATCAGCTCCTTCTATTGGTGAAATAATCAATAAGAACGGGGAAGAATACCGAAGAATACCTAGTTTCCAAGTAGACGCTGGCATGGAAGCCAAGATACATGGATACCCGTACGTTTCCCACTCACTACCCCGTAACCTAGAGGGTTGTGATACAAACAAAAAAGGCAAGCCAGTCATAACCTCGCGTAACCACGAGAGGGAGATAATGACTCGGCACAACCTTGAAAGAGACTAATCATGAGCGACGAACCTAACAACACAGAAGCCGTGACCGAGGAAGTGGTTGAAGATGCAGTAACTCCTTTGCTGCCAGACGGTGATGTCGCGATTGACGAGGACGCGGTTCTTGATGCGATACTTGCAGGAGAGCCAGTCCCCGAACCGTCTGTTGTTGAAGATAATTCAGCAGCAGATATTGCTAAGGAAGATGAACCCACTGAGGCAACGCCAGATGATGAAATGCTACGTGCGCTTCGTCGTGACGGTGTCCCTCAGTCGGTCATCGAACAGGTAAGTAACGACCCAGACTTGTTAGCTGAATGGGCTACCAAAGCTCAGAAGAGACAGTCTGACGTTGATGCTTATACTGAGAAAATGAAGGCACTAGAACAAAGTGCCGAAGGCGGTGAGGAATCACCAGAAGAGTCGGATACACTTGAACCTACAGGTGCTGACGAAAAGTCTGCCGAGGAAACCATCCCGTTAGATGCGCTTGCCGACGAAGTCGGTGAGGAGGCGGTTGAGCCAATTCGTAAGATGCAACAAGAGTTAACAGACTTGCGTTCGCAACTAGATGAAGCAAATCGTCGAGTGGTTATGTCTGAGGTGCAGTCTGCGGTGGAGCAGGCAGTGCCGACAGTTCTTGCAAAGTGGGGCGAGGTTACCAAAGACCAAAAGTCTAAAGTAATCGAGCGCATGAGCGAAATCGGGAAGACACAACCAAAGGCTTTTTCTAGCATAGAGGAACTAATGAGTGTAGCCGCAAAAGACGTGTTAGGTGAACCTTCGGTAACGAAGCGTTCCAAGACACCGAGCGCACCAAAGAGAGTACCAAAGCAATCGCGACCCGCGACTCAAGAGGAGTCAGAGGATGCAGCGCTTGATGTACTACTTTCTGGTGGGACACGCGAACAAGCTCACAACGCCTTTATGCGTTAATTATTAGATATGAAAGGAGTCAGTTATGGCTGGCACTCCTGCGGATAAGTTCCGCGATTTCATGGAAGTAACAGGACCTGCATACTTAACAGGTGCTGATACTATCATTAACGAGGCTGTCAAACGACGGTATTTGTGGGGCGACCTCGTAAAGGGGAAGGAACGCGCAATTCAAGGTGGCACGGAAATCCGTGAAACACTAATGACAAGCGATGGCGCGACCTTCCAGTACTATCAACCAAACGAGACTTTCACATGGTCCAACCCTCAAGTACTCGATACAGTATCCGCTGATTGGCGATTCGCTGTTGACCACTTGGCATGGACAGACCACGAAGTTGAATTGAACGCTGGCGAAGGTATGTCAAACGATGCACTCAAGGTTGCATACAAACGACTCAAGCGAGCTAAAGAACAACGAATGGTTACATCACTTGTGAACGGTTTAGAAGAATCCCTATGGGCAAGCCCTTGGGGTATGTATGACGAAATGGAATCAAGTTCAGGTAAAACACCTTACTCAATTCCTGCGTTTATTACCGAAAACGGTAAATCAATGGGTGGCGAATGGAAGGGTAATACTCCTGCTAAAACTGCTGATTGGACAACTGTTGCAGGTATTGACCCTGATAACGAAGCAGTTTGGGGTAACCAAATTGTATTCTACTCAAGAGATTTAAGTGCAAACGCAACATCAGTTTCTAAATCATACGAAGAATATCACATCGACGAATCAACAGACACGACACATAATGTGTACGGTTTGATTACTGCGTTTGATGAAATGTTCTTGAAACTTGATTTCCGTGCACCTTCAACAAATGCAGAGTACTTTGAAAACGCTTCAATGAACCAACAAAAGATTGTTTGTTCACGTCGTGGTATCAATGAGTACAAACGAGCTCTTCGCGATTCAAACGACCGTTTGGTATCAATGCAAGACGCTGCGTATTCAGCACCAGCATACAGTGGTATTCCACTAACCTATGCGTCACAACTAGACACAGCTGCTCTTTACAACAAAGACGCTGCTGGTGCAGTTCCTGACACATACACTGGTCGTGAAACAGAAGCGGACATTGTTCATACAACCATTACTGGTGGTACTGAGTTTGATGACCTTACAATTGACAAAGGTGCTCGTTACTACTGGATTAACGGTGAGTATATGACACCGTTCGTTCACACTCGTCGTTATATGGTTAAGCACGATGTCATGCGACATCCAAATCAACCATTCACTAACATTCAACCTACTGACACTTGGTGGAACTTGCTACCTAGCTCGCGAATGCGACACGGTATTGTCTCACCTCGTAGAACTAGCTAATAAGAAAGGATAATACTATGAAACTTTCAAGCACAGCAGGAATGCAAGGAATTGGTTGGGCAACAGAAACATTTGTTGGCAAAGCATCTGAGGCTATCACTAAAGGGACAATTGTAGAGTGTACACTCACTGCACTTGACCCTGATGATGACCAAGAAGTTTCGATTTCAAATGGTTCTGGCGTAGGCATCTACGGTGTTGCTTTAGAAGACATTGCGTCAGGCGAAAGAGGACTATGTGCTCTTAGCGGCAAAGTTGAAGTCTTAGCTGGTGACACAGCGGCAGCTGGCACAGTAATTATGCCAAACTCTTCTGGTCAAGCTATTGCACACGCAGGTGATGACAACACTGTTGCAGTAGGCTTTCGAGTCGACGTAGGTGTTGTTGGTGCTTTAAGCACTTGCATCTTTAACGGCTTTGCTCCGCAAAGAACAGGCGACTTCGCAGCCTAATTGAACCTATTGGTTCCGAACGGGGGGCTTTCTTCGGAGAGCCTCCTACTCGCAACCATTGAGGAATAACTATGACACTAACGTATAAGCAATTGCGCGACCATGTTCTACTCTCAGTAGGCGGTGACCCGTCCACTGTTGGTAGCACCACGGTGAATGACCGAATAGCGCAGATTGTTAACTTCGCAGGAGAACATTTGTTTTCACGCGCGTGGAGGTTTAGGGAAAGAACAGCTTCAGGTCTTACGATAGAGGCAGCAGAAACAACAGGGTCTTACATAGACTTGCCTGCTGACTGTGGTGAAATCATTTCGTTTGAACCGAGTAACTCTTGGTCGTCCTCTCTTAGCTTTGTTGACCCAGCGACATTCCAACATCTATCGACGGCTGGTATTGAGCCAGAGCTGAGCTATATTGTGACAATGGTGTTTGCTATTGATGCAAACACGTCCTTGCTTAAACCTAGACTTGACATATACCCAGCTGCTCCTACATCTACGTCTGTTACTTTCTATGTTCGTTACAGGGCGAACTGGACGACGTTGACTGCTGGAAACCTAGACGGCACAGTCGAAACCAATCTAACAAACATATCACCGTACGTTGAGTCATTGTTGTTGGAATACATTCGAGCATTTGCTGAGGGTGGCGAAGATGGGACAACGCACCAGCGATTAGCGGAAGTAGATATGGGAATACTTTTAGACCGAGCCCTTCGGAAGGATGGCACATTTGCTCCAGACTACGGACCATTGCCAGCTGCGGGAAATAGGAACACAGGACAGACGTACGCGGCAGGCACAGTGTCTGCTCCAGCTACAAGTAACATTCTTTGGAAGGGGACATGGTCTGCTTCAACGACATATTCCAAAGACGATTTAGTGCGATGGCAAGACACTGGTAACACATACATATCAATTCAGGACAGTAATTTGAATCAGACTCCTGATACGGATGCATACTGGGATTTGTTTGCAGGGACATAGGAATAACACATGGCTACACAGATACAACTACGCAGAGACACAGAAGGTGACTGGAACACCGCTGACCCCACACTAGCAGAAGGTGAGATAGGTTTAATAATAGGTAGTTCTGGCGAGATAACAGGCTTGAAGGTTGGCGACGGAAACACTCGCTGGGAAGCACTTAAACTTGCAGTTCCGATGTTAAGTGGCGTGGCGAATATACTTGAAGAATCTGATTCGTCCGCTAACCAACCTGTGGGTGGCACAGGTGGCGCAGGCGACGTGACGACGTTCTTGCTAAAAGGGTTGAGCGCGCAAAACGCGGCAGTGTTCGGAATTGAAGAAGCTAGTGGGACAGACCTTGTGCTTTCGATAGATAAAACAGGGGGCATCACCGCAGCGGCTGGCGTAAACGTCAGTGGCGGTTATGGTGATACTGGTCTAACAGTAGAGGATGATGGTACTGTAAAAACCAATAGCTATGTTCGAGCAGATGGGGTCATCGAGAGTGGTACGTATGCTACTACTGCGGGTGACGATTCTGGCGCACAGTTAAAAGATAATACAGACCACGGTCAGCTGTTGATAAGTTCAAACTCATCTTCAACTCCAGCAGACGATACGGCAATCCATGTGAACACTAATGCGGCTGACGCATTTATCGTAAAATATGACGGTGATGTAACTACTACAGGCAGTGTTACAGCCACTGGGGTAGTATCTTGTGCCGACCCAGTTGGTGTCACTGACGTTGTAACAAAGCAGTGGGCAGCGACTAATTTGCTGAGTCGTGCTGTAGTAAATGAACAAAAAACCGCAACAGGTATCACGATTACTGCTTCTGGTGTTGGAGCGGGAACGCCAGTTTTAGTGGAAACGTGGGACACGTCGGCTGACACACATCTCGTCTCTGTACAGGGGTACGTAGTTCCAACTGGCACTGCGTCGCAAACAACTCAAGGTGGAACAATATCGACACAGACAGTTATGTACCTACAGGCGTACAACGGCAGTACACCTCTTGGTAGGGCGGTAGGTATGGGCTCGACCACAGGTCTTTTCGTAATGTCTGGACCGCAAGCAGGCAATGTTAGTACTGGTGCGTTTACAATCAACTTTAATACTTCCGCGCGAGACATGGGAGGTCATTTTCAAATAAGCCATGACACAACGAAGGCTGACAGTATTAGGTTGTATGCGCAAGCAGAAATATTGTCAAATCAGTATGGTAGTGCAGGTGTGTCGTATACATTGAATGTGACTGCGACTTTAAGGGCAGTGGGGCAGACTTAAATAATGCCAACCACTCAACTTCCCATCCCGATAAACGGTTACTCCGACAGCCTGAACCATCAGCACGGAGCAGATGGGTTCTCTACATCTATGATGAACGTGATACCTATAGATAACTGGGAACACAGGAGACGTGTTGGCACACGCCAAGGTTTCGCAGCACTTGCAGACTTGGGTAATACCGACGACTACAATGTACAAGAGCTGCTGACGTACGAAGTGTATCGCGACACCAATATGGTAAACGAGGTGTTGATAGTGTCTGGAGCAACGGGTGGTGACTCGGACACTGGCGTGTTCTATGTAGACAGCGCTGGTGATACGAACGATATTTTATACAGCGCAGTTGGCGCAACCGCCACAGTGACATTCACAGGTGTCCCCACTGTTGACCAAACTATAACTATGACTGACACAGCTGGCACATCAAAGACATACACAGCAAAGTTGGTGGAAACGCTAGCCAGCAATGAGTTCACAATAGGTGGCGTTGCAGCGACAGCGACAATTACTTTTACTGGCGCACCAGCTGTGGACGACACTATAACCATCATAGACACTTACGGCACCTCTAAGACATACACGGCAAAGAGTGGAGAAACGCTGGCATCAGGTTACTTTGACAGAGACGGAACCACAACCGCTATTGCACAAAGTTTGGAAGACTGCATCGAGCACGCGAGTGGTCACAACGGAACTATAACTTGCGATAGCCCAACAAACGTGCTTACTCTTACCCAAGTTGGGCTTGGGACAGGGGGCAACACTACAATTGCAACCAGTGCAGGCATATTAAATACAGCAGTTGTTAGTTTCGGCGGGGACTCTACTGTAGTTGCAGGTGCGAACACCGCCGCGGGAACAGCAACATCACTTGCCGCTTGTATTAACGATACTACTAATGGACACGGAAACACAATAACTGCGGTGGCGACTGATAAAGTAGTTGCTCTAACACAAGACGCAGTGGGAACAGCAACATCTACTGGTAACACAGACATAACGAGCACACTGAGCAATGCAACAGCAACCAACTTTAGTGGTGCCGCGTATGCGGCGGGTACAGGAAGAATACAAAAGTACGATGATGTTAGGGCGGTACAGTTTGGGGATACGGCATATCTGGTGACGGGTCGTCACTACTACAAGATAGACCTATCTGCAACAACTCCAGTTATAGAAGAGTGGACGAACTACAACGGTTCTGGGGGAATGCCTACAGACGATGTAGGAAACAAGTGCTCACTTATTACTATATTTGGTGGCAGAATCGTGATGTCTGGATTAAGTTCTAGTCGGAACAATTGGTTCATGTCAAAGATAGGTGACGCAGAAGATTGGACACCAACGGCATTATCTAGCAGTGATGCGCAGGCAGGCGACAGTTCGACAAACTTTGGAAAATTAGGTGAGCCGATTACAGCGATATTCCCGTTTGGGGAAGCAGGTCTGATGATGGCGGGTCGCAATACACTCACTTATTTAACAGCTGACCCAGTAGTCGGCGGGGCACAGTTCGTGAGAATGAGCAATGGTGTTGGGGTGATGGGCGCAGATGCGTGGTGTCAAGGACCTGAGAAGACGTGCTATGTAGCAAGTGCCGACGGCGTGTACCTAATACAACCCAACGATTTTAATATACAACGTGGACGGAGCATAACTACTGGACGATTAGATGGTTTCTTTGGCGGTGTCAATCCTTCGGAAGTTGATTTGCATTTAGCGTATGACCCACCGCGCTCAACAATACTTATGTTTGTGAATCGCGAGGATGACCCAGCCAATGTCGTACACTATCAGCACCACATCCCAACACAATCTTGGTGGACATTCAAAGTCTCTGACCCAAGAGTGGATGTCATAAGAGCAACGTGTCTGTACTCGCCAATCTCAGGAGAGAGGACAGGGCTTTGGGTTGGGTGCAAGTCTGGAAGGATAGCGACGCAGCCAAACTCTGGCGTTTTATCTTACGATGGTGGTTCGCATACAAGTCCTCTAAAAGCATTGGCAGACAATGCACCAGATGATGGCAAGGTTGCAATCTCCAGCAGACTCGCGTGGTCACCCATAAACGCGGGGTTAACGAATGAGCGTTTGCTGATGACAGAAATAGATGTGCTGCTCGATACACATGAAGTTACTTCAACGGTAGGGATAACACCTGTTGGTCCGACACTCACACTGTACGGAGCAGAAACTGCGCAGACCCTTTCGGGCGTGTCTGGTGACATACTTGTAACTGAAACACAACTTGTGATAGATGGCGGTGAAGGAGTGTTTGTAGCAGACAATCCCTCCACAAGTTTCGACTGTGGCAACGCAGATGCCAACGCATATGCGATTATCACTGTTGCTGATGGAGACGCAACGGACGACCATGGAATCGCGGAACTACAATACATAACAACAACAAGCACAGCGGGCGTGACAAAGACTTATGTTGTAACTGACACTAACGCTGGCGGTGTAGCAACAGGTGCAGTACTAGCAGAAGGCAGCGATTACGGAAGCGGGACTATTCCAGCTGGGCACGCTTTAATTGGCGCCATTGCTGTGGGTATTAACACGACTGGAAGTATTGCAACTGCTAATGCCTTTTTGGTTGAACTAAAAGCTGCAATAAATCACGCCAATGGACACAATGCTGGTTCGGCAGATAGCGTGTTTGCTATTACAGGTCCACCACCAGTTGCTGATGGCGAACAGTCTATAACATTGACTCAAGCCGTAGCTGGTCGTGGAGGCAATAGACCTATAACAGAAACGATAGCCAGCTCCGTCACGATACCATCCGTGTTTGTCGGCGGTCAAGAAACGACTATTGGCACAGAGTACACGCCAGCAATCGAGGCGACTATCTCGTTACACAACAGTGTAATAGCATCCTTGAACACAAAACAGCTAGTGCTAAATGATTTGTCCAGCGGCACTACGGCTGTGACCCTGACATTCGACTCATCTATTGGTGTAGACGCTTCGACGGCTACGACGATAGGTTGCTCTGATGTAGACGGTAGCCTTCTTGGTATCATGAAGGGTGTTAAGAAGAGTATTGACCTGAATTACCAAGCAGGGTTGTTAAACATAAGAACAGAAGACCCGTACTTGGATACACAGGCAAAGATGGTGCTAAGAATGTCTGATGCTTGGAATGGTTTAGACTTGCTGTCTAACTTGACGATAACAGGTTCTGCGTCGCCTTCGGGCTCCAGTTATGTACGGGACGTGACATTTGCCTTGCAGGGTGGAACGAATTGGAAGCAGTTCATCGCTGGTGGTCGAGCCGCAGATATAAGTGGAACTTATACACTGAACGACTCCGCTGCATCAGAATCACTACGTAAGTGGTCAAGACTTAGTTCGTACACTGTGCGAAAGGGCGGTAATACAGCTGGGTCTGAGCCAGCACAATTCGATAATAGGTGGGGCGTGTTTGGTACAGAGGACAACACTGTTCCGTTTTATCTCGCCGCAGAGGAGACAGCAACATTGTCGTTGTCTACAATAACATCGACAGAGCTACTGCCTGCTGAGTTCACAGCGAGTACGGTGATTATAGACCCGCAGCAGGACTCAGCCACGAAGAGAGAGCTCGCGACATTCGCATTGAACAAGGGTCGCAACAACAGGTTCAGAGTACGTAAACGAGAGAGTGATTTTCAAATAGAATTATCGGCATCTGGGACAACTTGGGTGTTGGAAGACATCGCGGCAAACATAGAGCAAGGCGGTAAGTACCGTTCTGTAATAACAGCGTAAGGAAAGTATCATGGGATTATTTGGTTCAATAGGTGGATTTTTTGGGGGTGATGAAATAGGTGACGCTATCTCCGCAGGACAAGAATATGTCATGGGTCCTTGGAATCAGGCGTGGAATGACTTGTTTGGTGAGGGTGGGATGCAAGAACAGACCATTGGGGATTACCAAGCACAGTACCAAGAGATGATAGATTTCTTTGAGCAAGGCACAGCGCAGGCAGAAGAAGAGTTACGTATGCGGCAGGCAGAGGAAATGGGCTACTTGGATGTTGGTCGGGAAGAATCTCTTCAGGCACTTGGTCGTCAGTTCCAAGAGGTACGTGGGCAGACACAAGCACAAAACATTATGCAAGGTCTTTCAAACACAAGCTGGGGCGGTCAGATGATGAACGCTATCAGCGAGCAACAAGGTCTTGCGGAGGCTGGTATAGAAACTGACTATGCCCAGCGATACGCAGCAACAACAGCTCGACAAGGACAAGAGATGGCTAACTTTAGCCAGTGGCGCATAGGTGGTCAAACAGCTCTTCAAGGGCAGTTTGCAGAGGGTCTTGCGGGGCTTCGAGGCAATTGGGCAACTCGCAGGTTGGGCGCGGAAGAGTTTGGTGCAGGACTACGTGGCGGTTGGGCACAACAACAAATAGCCAATACACGAAGTAACGTAGGCGTAGGACTTGATTTTGCGAGTGGGCTACTAGGTGGATTCGGATTCTAATATGCCACCGCGAAACGATGACAACACATGGGAAAGCAATGCGAATCTAATTGTGCATAGACTAGATACAATAGACGAAGAACTTAAAGAAGTGAACAAACGACTGAGCCATCTTGAGCGTAACGTGTGGTCACTGCAAGCAAAGGCAGCGGTCATCGGCGGCATATCAGGATTACTCATCTCAGGTATCGGGCTTCTTGTGAAGGTGGTACAATGAGAAACAATCTCTTTCTCTTTTTAGTTCTCTTGGCGGGTGGATGCTCCCAAGTAGAACGAATAGGTGCAGATACTCAGGGGATACGTGAATCTGCCACCTCAACAATAAGCCATCTCGAAGTTATTATGGAAACAGACGACTTCGAGGTGGTTGAGGTTGAGGCAGAGGCAGCGATGTCTGACCAAGAAGAGATACTCGATTACACGACAGATATATTCATGACACTTCCCAAGGTTAGGGACGCTACACCTTGGTGGGCTACTTTGATAAACAGAGTAGCAGTAGCGGCTTCTGTCTTGGGAATAGTGTTTCTTGTGTGGCATCTTGGGATAGGTCACTTGATTAAAAGAATGTTCTGGGCTATTGGTTGGTTCATTCCTTCTGGCGCGATGCGTTCAGCGGAAATGGATTTGAAGATAGAGAATGACAAAGTCACACCGTCTGAGGCAACAGCTGCCCGTCGAAGCGGTGACCCAGCGTACGAGGCAGCGAGAACTAAGTTGAAGAAACGGAGCAAATGACATGGTTGTATTAGCAAGTTTAAGCGGATTTTTCGGTACTATATGGTGGACGGCTTTGATAGCAGCAGTTTCATTTGCGGCGGGCGTTGCAACGAGCGCTCACATCAAGCGATTCTTAAATAGAGGTTAATTATGGATTGGGGCTCAATAGCAGGAGCAGTTGGTGGTGCTGCAAAAGAAGCGATGTCGAATGCGCCAGAGGCGAGTGGTCTTCATGGTCAAAGCGCAGCTGCTGAACGACACGCTAGACAGCGTGAACTGGATGCCAAGATGAAGGAGGAGCAGGCTGTACATGAGCGAAAGCAGCAACGCTACAAAGAAGAAAACGAGAAGCTGCTCGCTGATTACTATGCTTCGAGCGAAGCGTCCAGAGCTCAATACAGAACCTACTTGGAAAGCTCAAACGTAAACGTGGGTGGTATTAACAACTTTGTTTTAGGTGCGGGTAATGCTGCTTTTAACTTGACTACGCCTCAATCAGTTAAGAATGTTTGGGATATGTCGGCAAGGCAGAATAACCGTAATCAAATGCTACGGATGATGGATAGGAGAGGTATGTAATGACGACACTACCAGTAAATATAGCAGGCGATATTGCAGGCGCAGTATCTGGAGACAACGAACCTCCTGAATTGCTGCGACGACCAGAGAAGACAGACTCAGAAGTTCTGGAGGAAGCCGAGTTGATGGCAGACCCTAGAGTCATGGAAATGGGTCAAAGGTTATCGGCTTCAGAGATTGTTGGCTCAATCAAAAGTGGTAATCCAATTGGACTAGAGCATCTTACTCTTGGTACAACAAGCACGGGCGAACCTGCCGCAGTTTATGTTGACGATTTTGGTCGAGTACAGCATCATGTTCTTTCAACAGCACAGTGGATGGGTATAAAGGAAGCACGTTCCTTGAACCGTTCTAGGGTTGCACAGAGGCAGGAAGAGACTAGGCTTCTCAATGAAAAGAAAGATGAACTTAGACCTAGCTTTGAAAATGGTTTAGACACTGTAGACAACGAAGCGTATAGAGCGTTGTTGGTTCAATTGTTTGAAACAAACCCGCAAGATGCGATGATTCGATTGGTCAATGACCAAAGGCAGAGTCAGGCTGACGCTGCTAAGAACGAGCAATTAAGAATGGGTCAACTTCGTGACCAAGCGTGGGCGACTTCAAGGTCGTTGCAAGAGCAGAACACAAACGAACGCGCTATGGCGGTACAGCGAGTAGAACAGTCACTACAGCAAGCGTTGAGGTCTACAGGGGACTCTTCGGCAGCTGTTGCACAGATTAGAAGCCAGCAGAGAGAGATAGCATTGCGTGACCGCGCGATGTCATACGCACCAGTCCAATCTAACGCAATGGCTTCACCAGCGGAGGGCATGAGTCCTCGTCAATTCCAAGACGCATTGGCTAGTTGGCTAGCGCTGCCCGACATCGAACGAATGATTCCACATCCTAGTAATCCTAATTATGAATCAGCGTTGGGTGATTTGTTGGCGTCTCTTAACGGTGTTGTGCGCGACATTGGGTGGCAACAGGGACTGACACCAGAGGATATGCCAGCAATTGCACAGGCAGCGAACGCATACCTTGGCGTACACGGTGAAGTGATTGAGATAAACCGCCTCACCCAAGAGAACGAGAAGTTACAAAAGCTATTAGATGAGCTCAAGGCACAACAGGTAGATGTAACTGCTCTGCAAGAAGAGGCGACCACCCAACGAGCAGGCATATCCCAGATGCAGTCAGATGTTACTTTAAAGCGTGCCAAGGACACAAACAGAGACGGTGTTGTAAGTGCTGAAGAAGAAGCATCGTTCGAGCAGGATAAGTCTACGCTAGAATCTGGTCGGGCAGCGGTAAAAGGAGCTGAAAAAGCAAAGGCACGTAGAGCAGACGCAGAATCGAAAACTAAATTGAATGAAGAACTGCTGCGTATATCGAAAGAGATAGACACGTTGACAGAGCAGATTATAGAAGTAGGCGATAACCCAGACTATACGGAAAGGGTTGGTAACTGGAAAAATGCAATAGCTGCGCTTAAAGAGGAAGCGAAGATGCTAACGGATGCTGGAACTTCTGAGGAAGAAAAGTTGATGGAAGCAGCAATAGATGCGTTCGGCTCATGGAAAGCCTTTGAGAAAGCGGTATTGGATAGCAACGACCCTCGTCACGACGAAGCGGTAAAATTAGCTGAGGAGTAAACAATGCCCGACCCCACTTCAGTGCCCAATCTTTCTAGCGCATTTGAAAGTTTGCGAGAGAAACACAAGGAGTCCCCTGTTTTAAGCGATACATTTCGCAATGTGTCCCAGTGGCACGAAGAGCAGGAAGCCTTACATGAATCCCAACAAGAAGTAAACAGGCTAGCTGCCGAGTTAGCACGCGATGCTATTGAATCTGGTCAAGACGAATACTATGACTATGCGTCTGCCTTAGACTATCAAAACAGGACAGGGCAATCTTTGTACGACCCAGAGACGGGGCACTGGGCTTCAAGGGTTCCTGACACTGGGTTACTGTTAAAATCACCGCGCCACCGCACTGCAGACTCGATGTACGAGGGCGAAGCCGCTGCTGGTTATCTAATCGAACGTAGGGGTAATCGTGAGTATTCGGTGGAGGCTTCTCGTGTGCGTGGCGGCGTGACGAGAATCCCAAAAGAGCTAGACCGTGCACAGATGCTAGAGCATACGAGAGCTAAGTTGGCACGCGGAGAATCTATAACCGACCTTACCCAAGAACAGTGGGGCAGGAAGATTGTCATGGCTACGCACGACAAAGAATTGCAAGGCGCACGTAGCGGCGCATACGCGGTGGTGAAGGCGTTGGCTCCAGTTATCTTTGAGCATCACTTTGGGGAACAAGAAGAGACAAGCGTGACAGGGGCAATAGCAAGTGGTGCTGCGAAAACGTATTCAGCATTGGCAGCGATGTTTCTAGACGACTATGCAGGCAAATGGATAATGACATCTTTTGGTGCAGACATTGATGATGTCAACAGATGGGCAGAAGTAGCAAAAGGAACTAATGTTGCTTTGCATGAATCTATCCGTGCAGAGGGTGGTCTGGAAGAAACAATAGAAATGGTAGTCCAGTCTTCCCCAGCGATGGTGGCTGCTATAGGTGGAGCAGTTGCGGGAACTGCTGTTGCAGGTCCATTCGGAACAATAGGAGGTGCGGCTGGTGGATTTACGGCTGGTAGTACGGTCGGATATGCTCAAGGAGCAAGTTCTGCGCAGACACGGCTAGATATGTACGAGCACGAGGTGAATGCGGTTCGTATGATGTCTGGACTAGAACCAGACTTCAAGATATCACGAGCTGAAAGAGAAAGGACTCTGCATGAGTTTGGCTTTCACGAAGCATTGTGGGAAGGCGTGGGCAATGTCGTTGGACTAGGTGTGCTGGGCAAAGGGGTGAAGGCGATATCTAAAACTGGAAGAGGCGCTAAAGCACTGTCACCATCTGGGAGGTTGGCATTCGGAGGCGCGATGCGTGACGCATATCTTCGACAGGCTTCGAGAGAGGGTATGGTTGGAGGTGCTGTACGTTTTGCTCCTTGGTTTGCAGCGGATGTTGTAACAGAAGGCTTGACCGAAGGCGCGACAGAGATTGGTCAGACAGCGAGCTTTGCAAAGATTGACCCGACAGCATGGGAAGACTTGGATGTATTGGGCGCGATTAAAGATGGCATGATACTTGGTGTAGTGATGGGAACACCTATGACTCTAGGCGCTGCCGCTATAAACAAGATGGGAACAGCGGAAAGAATTAAGCAATTACGGGAGTTGCACGGTATTGTTGGGTCAAAAAAGGGCGACCACATAGCACATTGGAAAGAGCACAACAACGAGCAGTTAGAGCAACTTGAATCTATGACACCTGAGCAACGTGCAGATGAAGCCGAGCAATGGGGAGATTTAATTGATGCAAAAGAAGAACAGATAGCGAGAATTGACGAGCAGGTACAAATAGAAAAATCGGCTGCGGGTGTTGACGCAGCAACAATCGCAAGACTAGAGAAAGAGAAGGGCGACGCAGCGATTGAACTTGATAGGTTAAAGGGTATCCTCGCTATAGTTGAAGATGTACAGACAGGGCAAGGCGAGAAGATTTCCCTGCGTCAAACTACCCCTGACAAGTTCATCAAGAGAAAGAACGCCAAGTTAGGGGAGAAAGAGCAGAGCAGTAGGCTTACTATCTCGAAAGCAGAAACCAAGCACGAGAAAAAAGCAGAGGAGACGCTGAACAAGTACAACGTATCAGTGGTGTGGGTTGAAGGTGGTTACGCTCCCGCGTTCTATGAATCCTCTACACCTACCGATGAAAATGGCAACATTGTGGTCTATATCAAAAAGACGAATCAGGTTCACCACACAGCACTCACGTCATTGGGGATACACGAAACAGTTCACCACGTACAGTACTACTCAGCAAACATACAAAAAGAACTAAACAGGATACTTGGAGACGGGGAAATCCTTCTTGCGGCAGAGCAGTATCTTGCAGGCGAGGGTGAGAAGAATCGTAACGATGCGGTGGGCGCGGCTCTGATAGTACACCTCTCGAAAGGCGGGACGATAGAGAACTTTAAGTATGGAGACGTAGAGGCAGCAACTACATACCTAGAGCAAGAGGGTGTAGCGGTAGCTGTGCAGCAGGGTGGTCAGGGCGTGATAGGCAAGATGCTAAACAGGTTCGGATATGGAACAAATCGGGGCAAGGCTAGAGCATACTTGCTTGAAGCGTTGCAAAAAGGGGCGCTCAAAGTAACGGAGGGCAGAGCAGAGATAACCGAGTTTGGCGAACGTCAGCGTCGCAATGTCGGGGCGGGAGTTCGAGCAAGAGCGACAGAACGAGCAAGGGTAAAGAAAGCATTTGAAGAAGTAGAGGTGCTCCCATCTGAAGGGGTCCCAGCACCGACTACTCTTGAAGCACGCAAGCTGAAGAAGAAAGCGAAGAAGAAGGTAGGCGTAGCTCCGCCACCCAAGTTTAAAACCGCCAAGGACTTGTGGGCAATCCCGCAGCAAGAAATTACTTCTGCTGATACAGCGTTGGCACAAGTACCCGCGTTACACAAGAACAAGAACGTGGTGTTCAAGAAGGGTGGTGTCAACGCAGATATTGGCGGAGGTCGTCACGACTTAGCTACTGAGTTCCTAAAAGAGCAGGGTGTCACAAGCCATGTCATTGACCCGTTCAATCGTACAGCGGCACAAAACAAGAAAGCAATTGCTGCGGTTAAGGATGGACAGGCAGATACAGCCACAGTTGCTAACACGCTTAACACAATCAAAGAGAAGGACGCTCGTCGTCAGGTCATTGCACAAGCATCGAACGTAATTAAGGAAGATGGAGTTGCATACTTCACAGTTCATGTTGGCGATGCCAGTGGAAAAGGGAAAGCGACAACAAGGGGTTGGCAAGAGAACCGTAAGACAGAGTCGTACATTCCAGAGATAGAAGAGTTCTTTGGCAGTGTGGAGCGTAAGGGCAAACTCATTATTGCGACTGAACCATCAATGGAAGCACGCGACTTTGTGACTACCAGAGTAAAAAGTCTATGGTCAGAGTTGGATGAATCCAAAGACTTTAACGTCAGCGCATTGCCCGAAACTATAAGACAGCCATTTGGTGCGACCTATAAAGGTGAAGTGGATTTTGAGTTTGACACAGACCCATCCTATGACCGATTAGAACTTAGTGTGAATCTACTTAAGGGCGTGCCCAAGCGCAGGGGTCGCGGCACAGAAGCCATGAAAGCGCTAACGCCATTACTCGACAAGCATGGCGTAGATGTAGGCGTAGTTATATCGCAGGAAACAGAAGCGGATGCGGAAGGTCTTTCAGCGTGGCTGGCAGGATTTGGATTTGTTGGCGATGAAAACGCCATGTTCCGACCATCATCAATGGAAGCACGCAAGTTAGATGTTCAAGCTGCTGCACAGGCATCGCTTCAAGGCAAGTTACAGATTGACTCACCAGTTGAGTACTTGAAACAAGTTGCGTTAAAGAATGAAGCCGAGTTGCTTGCTGGCATCTCTCCAAAAGACTTTAGTATTCCAAAGGGCGAGGTTGGCTATGTAGAGGTTTACAAAATACCCGCGATGGAAGTTGGGTACG